CTAGCCTTCCCAGCTAAAACCGTGCGGGCTATTGGCTGCCTCTAGCAGCTGAGCTAGGGCTGCTTTAGCGGTTTTGTTTACCACATAGGTGGCAGCGATAAGGTTCGCAGAAAGGTCATAAAACACGTGATGGGCAACTACTTTGAGCGTCCCATCAAGACTGGTGGCGAGTTCGCTGATACGAAATCCTTGCCTACCGCTTACTCCTGGAACCGGGGCGGCCACGATGTTTTCTATTACCAACAGGTTCGCTGCTGGCCCATCAAGGGGGTAGGAAAACGTTAGGAAAACTTTCCGTTTAGTTCCTGAGCGACTTTCGGGTCGATAAGGTGGCGATCTAGCACCGCTAACCCACTGGCAGTGAAATCGTTAGCGCTACGATCGTGAATCGTAATCATCTGGTTAGTCCTTTCTACAAGGTATGCCAGTTACCTTGGACTTCGATTCTTGAAATACGAAACGGCTGGCAGCAAAGCTCGGCTTCAAACATTACCCAAGTGGCCAGCGAAGGCACCGCTGGTGATATTTTGACGTGTTTAAGATACCTGAACATGCCAGGCTCACCACTAAAACCAATCGTGTGGGCTTGAGTGAGCAAGTGAGCGGCTTTGCGGAATGCTTCCAACCCGCCACGCACCGCTAGTTTCAAAGTTATTTCACTTACTTAGTTTTACCCTCAGGGGTGATTACGGGTTATGCCCGCTACGCTTTCCTCCTGGTCCTGCTGATCACCAGCGCAATGCCAGCTACAGTAAACAAGGTTGCCACATAGAGATAAACCAGCACATTAGCTCCGGTTGCCACAATCAGTTTATTGGGCTTCTTTTCCGGTACGGGGGTCACCACTTTTTCTACAAATACCGGAGTAATCTCCGTGTCCTCACTGAACTTATGCCGTTTCATGAAGTCATAAACTCCCAATTTAGCTTGCCCCTCATTTTGGGTAGCTTTATTAGCTGACCAATGCTTCAACCCGGTTGCGACCTTATCTTTATCGCTGACTGCAATCTCGGGAATCTCTACCCAAGCCTTGGGGTTAACCCAATAGCTCTTAGGAGGCAGCTTGCCCAGTCGACTGGAGGGATTCACCGTCACCTTGACATAGGTTTTTCCATCCAAGAGTTTCGCCAAATCGCCATGAGGACCGGTTGCCTGCTTCAAGAAGTCTGGCATGGCTCCCGTAGGGGGCGCATCGTACCGGTTCTTATAAACCCTTATCGGCAACTCAATCTCTTCAATCTTTTCTCGGCTCGCAAACTTAACTTTCGCTTTGAGTTTCACGGTACGAACAAGTTCGTTTGAATCCGGTTCTTCTTTTACCAGCTTGTAAAGATCATCCGGGGTATTTACTACGTTACCTTGATCATCTACGAACTCTACCGTCGCGTCATCAGGCAGTTTCGTTATCTTGGTTTTGTCTTTGCTCTGTAGCTGAATAGCTGCCCGCAGCTCATCCAGAGTGGGCACAAAATTATTGATCCAGGTGCCATCGGGTGCCTTAAAGGACTCGGTAGTCGCCACGCCTTTAGTCATCAGATCTGACCAATCGAACTGTGCGGTAAAGATATGGTTTTCGTTTATCTGCGTGCCCGGCGATAAAAGTGGTTCCTTATCCCACTTTTTAAAGCTCTTGCCTTCTTCCGGCGTGAGATAGTACTTGTTTTCATCCGGCTTTTTTCCATTCTCCAATTCTTGGGGAACTGGAAGCAGATCAGACTTAAGACCCTTCAGTACATCGTAATTAATTTCTTTGATGGGGTTCCCATATTTGTCGGTACCGAAGGAGCCACCCTCACTGGCCTTAAAGGTTACCCGGACGTACCCGTCTGGAGGAGTAGGACTACCTGAGGGCACCTCAATGACCCTGACATCCTGATAGTAGAAGGTAATCTCATCGGAACCGGTACCGTTGATTCCTTTGAATTCATGGGTATTTTCATCTACATCGTAGAAGAGCTGCTGCTGCCGATCTGAAGTCAGCCTCCAGCCGTTTATCGGCGTGTAGTTGCAAGCATCGTAATGCCGCGCCCCACTGGTGACTGGTTTTTGATCCAGGATGCGGTACTTCTCTATAATGTTTTTCTTTTCCGCATCGGTAGTGGCTTTCGTCAGCTCTGCCTTAGCTCTTTGGTCCACATAGTTAACCTTGTAATCACGGGTCCGGAAGGGGCGATAGAAGAAGTGGAACTCATTGTCCTTGGCTTTCGGATTCTCAACTAACTTCCCGTCTTCTAGAATCTGTTTCGGTTCTACCCTAAGCGTCTGGAAATAGGTGTTACCTTTCGTTGCCCGGTGCTCGTCAGCCAGCTTTTGATAATCCTCATAGAGTTTTTTAGTTTCTTTGTCTTTGGTATTCCGCAATTCTTCACCGGAAGCCAAAATCCATTTGGCATCTTGCTTAGAACCAATGGCGGCCACGTATTTATCGGCCCGCTGGTTTCCTTTAGTTTCTATAGCCGGATTATCCTTCACGGTCTTATCAATTGCGAGATTTTTATCCAAGAAGTGGTGGAAAACCTTTACATCCTGCATATCATTTTTTACCCAAATGGCTTTCAGGTAAATGGGACTTACTACGTCGTTACCGTAGGAGTAAAGCTCCGGAACTTTATAGGTGTCCCGATAAGAGGTATCCACTTCCTCGGTGTATTCGCCGGTATTGGCATCCTTCTGATAGTGCAGTACCTCCCAACCCATGAAACTATAGCCTTTCCGGGTTGGTTTTTTCGGTTCTACCAGTTGTTGCCGCTGCACAACAGTAAAGACTTGTTTATCCCCTTCGTTTTCACCCTTTTTCGCGTAAGTGACTTCTTTTTGGTCAGAGATATCGCCTTCCCTAATTGTCTTAGGGGCGGTGGTAGCATTCTTCTCCGCAATGGGATCTAACTTGCCCCCATTGGGGTCAAAGGTTACCTTCCACTTATAGTCTGGTTCCCCCCATTTGGCGTAGAGAACCAGGTTGTGCGCGGGCATAGTTTCCTTGTTTTCCCAAACCAGTTTCTGCCCCGCCTGGTCTAGCGCCCAACCCTTAAATACCATTTGGGGAGCCAGTCCCTCTGGTCTTTTAATCCTGTCCTTTCCCTCGTCATCTTTTTCCACCAGGTCCTTCAGACCTAGATCAATTAAGGTCTGCGGGTCATCTAGGTTTAAATCCTTTAAGGGTTTTTGGTAGAAGACCTCTGTCTGATTGGTCTCGTTGTACTCGCTGTCGTCCTTGAGCTTTGCGGGATCATTATTGAATCGCAACTTATATTTATTGCGTTTGTATTCGAATCTGATATATCCGTTTGTCTCAAATGCGTCGCTGCCATCGGCAACGTCCCCCCATTCATCAGCACGGTTGAAGAAAGTGTACATAAAGTGCATTTCGCCCTTGGTTCGGACATCACCCTTATAGGGGCCAATTACCGTTTCCTCAGGAAGGGGAGTTTTCGCTTTCCGCTCCTCGTTCATATCAGCAAGCTTATCCTCGTCAAGCTTCTTCGAGAGTTCGGATGTACGGTAAGGGGTAAAGCCCTGCACCTTTGGGTACTTGTGGCCATAGGTATCCGATTCGGTGTCCGATTTGGTTCGGTAAAGATTGTAGTCAATGATGGTCTCTCCGGGTTCAAACCCATCCATCCAAAAGTCCATATGGTGAGGCATCGGCTGGGTTTCTTCTGTGGGACCCCCCCGTTGTTCGATACCAAAGGAAAGAGTAGTGAAAGTTCTCGGTCTAGCATTCCAGTTGACGTTCAGAGTGACGCCATTTCCGGCATCAATCTCGTTAGTGTAACCGCCTCGGACCTCGTAGTCGTCCATATCTAGGAACTCTTCAGCCGATAGCCGGTAGGGAGGAGTATCGCGGTACCGCCAATTTGCCTCATCGAAGTTTGGTCCCCACCCAAAACTTTGCTTACCCTCGGAAAACCCCTTGGCTTCTTGGGCGTCATCTGGCCACTCTGTCATCAACTGGTTAAACCGGGCCTTAAAGTGGTAGGGGTTTCCCGGCCCCCCTAACTTTTTACCGTGTCTCCAAATTTCTGGATAGAAGGTCGCATCACCCGTCTTAGCATTCGACTTCGTAAAGTAAAGGTCGTACACCTGGCGGTCATAATAGATGTTATAGACGGTTTTGCCGGTGGAAGAAACCGCCTTTACTACGTTTGGGCTATTTGGATCAGCGTTTTCTTTATCGGTTAAATCTTTATTGTATTTATAAAATTTATTAAGGTAAAGGAAGAAGTTTTTGTAAAATCTTTCGTTGTTCCATATTTTATTTAACCGTGCCTGGTCTAGATCCGGAAACTCCACCCCTTTTACGGTCTCATTTGCAAGGTCTGGTCGAGTACCGGTGGCCTGATTCTTATATACATGGGTACCCACGAAGTCGTACCTTTCTAAAAGAGAAGCACCCTCGGGGTAGTCGGCTTTTTCTGTCCAAAATTGGATTGCATAGTCTGCCTTCTCGTTATCTTTCCACACCGCAGTGAACTTGACGTTTTCAGCCGGCATAATCAGCTTGGCGTTTAGATTTTTAATTGCATTACCGCTGTTGTCTTTAATAACTTCGCCGGCCTTAAAGGTCTTGCCAGATTCATCTTTTAGGTCCATCGAAGGCTTCCAACCTTGGAAGGCGGCTCCCACTTTTTCGGGAATATCTTTTTGCTCGAGGTTGGGGATGACCTGTCCGTAGTACAGAGTGCGGGCAGGAACTTCCGTACCCCCATCGGTGTCGAAAGTGACGTCATAGTGGTTACGGTTGTAACGATATTCCACGGAAAAATTCGTAGTGTCTTGGGGAACATGCACCGTAATAGAATCAACTTCTGGAATAAAACCCGCTATTTGATCATCCTTTAAAGGCGTAACTTTTAGATCGGAACCGACGCTACCCTCCTCAGTAGTTTCAGTTATTTCTGTTTCCCCGGGTTTTGTACCGTATTTCTCAAAATCATTGATGTCTTGAAAAACATGCTTGATCTTGACTTCCTTTTTTGCAGCCGCGTAGTCAAAGGATCGAGTTTTCAGATAGGTCTTTCCGCATACATCATCGCCACTCTGTTCGCCAGTTTTAGCTTCGTTAACCACCGTGTCGTAGTTGATATGGAAATTATCTTGAGGCTTGCCGTAACCCAGGAAATCCGGGAGGTTAATAGTCTTATTTACCTTGTCTTTTTCTTCTTGAGTAGCATCTGCCCCTACTGTCGCCACATAGGGCTGGTAATTGATGGCATAGTCTCCATCTCTCTCAACCCGATAATCGCTACGGAGGGTGTAGATATCTGGCTGCTTCGGATTCTCGACGAACTTTTCCGTCGTTGTGCCAGCAGGAAGCTTCGCTGGTTCCAGTTCCATGGAATTTTGGTATTTGCTGGTTTCCGCGGCGTCAGCTGTCAGCGGCCGGGAAAGTATCACTGCCGCCGGAAGTATCAATGCCAGTGCCAGTAGTAGAGACAGGGTTCGCTTGAACGAAATTTTCATGGGGGGGACTTTCCGCTTCCTATGCCATAATTTATTTTTGAGGGCAAATATTGATGTTTCGGACTATTAAGCATTTTAGCCATTAAAACATTGTCTTACAACCCTTTAAGGCGGGTAAGAGTGCCGGAGCGTCCTGACACCTCAATATCGTCTACGCCCATGGCGGTAGCTGGGATCTCTACAGGTGCGCAAAAACGGATACCCAGGCCTTTAGAGCTAACCTTATGGTCGAGAACAAACCCGTACATTGTTTTACACCCCCGCAGCTAGCAGATTGGCTCGCCGAGATAGCCGTGATAGTTGCTGATCAATTTTGGGTGCGAGTTTGCCCGCTAGCGTCCCATCACTTAAAACAACCTTGATATCCAAACCCTCAAGAATCCGGGCAGCTGTACCATCTGCTACCCCTTGAACATCAACGCTGGAAGTTTTAGTTTCCTTTTCAGTTTGCGATGTTTACTTAACTGGGGCCAAGGTGAGATCGGTGCTTGGCAAAGACAAATCCTCCCTGACCTTGATAGGTACGTAACCCCGTTAGTTAACTCGCCCATAGCGTCCATGGTGTCTTTTGCCATGTTCGCTGCCGCATCTACCGCCTTATGGCCTCGTGAGGTTATTGCTCCGGCTAGACCAGCAACTAACATGTCACCAACCCACGCCATTTGCTTAGAAGGAGAATGGATACCGAAAAATCCGAGAATCCCATTCCAGATTGAATACACCCAGTTAGAGACCCGGTTCCATAACCAACCCGCTAGTGACTGAATACCCTGCCATAACACAGAAACCAGGGATGCTCCAGCGTTGCGGGAGGTCGAGGGTGACAGCCTCAACACAAAGCCAAGTCTGCCGTCGGTGAGCATGCACCCGCCCTCCAGCACGGCAAGGAAGTCCGGGATGTGGAGTGCTAGCTGCGACGGCGTAAAGCCTCCAGGCTTTCACCGGATTTTGTTAAAGACAATGTTTTGCAGCAGCTTGAAGGTAACAAGCTTGTGGCACCAACCAAACCGGCACCAGAGGCGCCAAAGCCTGCACCAGTCAAAACCGAACCTGAATAGCCGCTTTTGCCTAAGCGACACAAACCTAAGCCTGTGGCTAAGCAGAAAGTGCCGTCCAAGCGCCGTCAGGATCCTATAGACCTTTCTCGTAAGCCTGTAGCGCACCCTGTACAACCGCAACCACAACAGCGGTCTATTGCGCGGTTAAGCGCGCGACAGCGGGCTTTGTTTCAAAACTACAGCACCGAACAGTTCGAGGCTTTGCTGTTGAAGAAACACCGGATACAGAAAATTGTTGAAAACTACACTATTGAGCAGATTGAGGCGCAGCTGTTGAAGTCGCGGCGACTACAGCGAGAGCGTGCTCGTGATCGTGAGGTTGTCCAGGAGCAATCGGTTGATGACGACTACGAGTTCGGTCTGTAACATAATCGTGTGCTGAAAACACCTTTACATGCGTACATGATCTGTTTACACTTTCAGGTATGTAAACGGGTCTTTTGATGCGGTGTTTCAGCGTGTAACACAATCGACTGATAGTGGACAAGAGTTTTGAGAGGTCTGTATGTCTGGGAACAGAAACCTTGCGAGAGCTAAGGCCGCCAAGAACGATGAGTTCTATACGCAGTGGGCAGACATCGAACGTGAAATCAATGCTTACCTTGAATATGATCCCGGCTTGTTTCAGGGCAAAACGATTTTGCTGCCCTGTGACGATCCAGAATGGTCAAACTTCACTAAGTTCTTTGCTTTACATTTTGTTGAGTACGGTCTTAAGAAGCTGATTTCAACGTCGTATGCGCCGATGTCTAATGCTGAGGGTGCGTATTACCAGGCAACTCTATTTGAGACTGGTGATCCACAGTACGACGAAAGTAAGTCTTTAGCACAAGGTCGAATGTTCGTTCTTGAAGCTGATGATGTTTCTGGCGATGGTGTCATCAACATTGATGACCTTAAATGGTCTTACCTTGAAGATGATGGTGATTTTCGTTCTGATGAGGTTACGAAATTACGCGATGAGGCTGATCTCGTAATCACCAATCCCCCATTCTCGCTATTTCGAGAGTTTGTGGATTGGCTTATAGCTGGCAACGTTCAGTTCTCAGTTATCGGATCAAACAACGCGATCACATACAAAGAGATTTTCCCCCTAATCAAAGACAACCGCTTATGGAAAGGTGCGACAGCTAACAGCACAGACATGGTTTTCGGTGTGCCGAAGGGTTCAGAGATTAAGGAATCTGATGCTGCTAAGGCTGAGCGCTTGGGCTATCCAGCAGATGAGAACTATGACTACACGCGCCTTGGTAATTCGTGTTGGTTCACCAACATAGAGCACGGTCGTCGCCACGAACCTCTTTCGCTGATGACAATGGAAGATAATTTGCGGTTTAGCAGACACAAAAAACTTAGAGAAAACGGCTACCTAAAGTACGACAATTATGACGCTATCGAAGTGCCGTTTGTTGATGCTATCCCTAGCGATTATGTAGAGGCTATGGGGGTGCCGATTACTTTCTTGGATAAATACAACCCAGAGCAGTTTGAGATTATTAAGTTCCGTCACGGTGATGACGGTAAAGATCTTGTCTACACGAGAGAGAGAGAGTAACTCCGTACTTCAGGATTCTTATTCGACCAAGGAAAGGCTCGAAAGAATAATGACTCAACAGTACGGCTACTCTCTGCAAGAGCTTGACTATAGGTCTGGGGTTATGGGTGTTCCGATCACGTTCCTAGACAAATACAACCCCGACCAATTCGAGATTCTGGGTTCTCGGCGTTGGGCGAAATCCCCAGATCTGCTCGCTAATTATCGTGGGATTGTTCAGCCTCCTGAGGATGACAAGAAGACTTTGATAGCTGGGAAAGAGACTTACGACAGGATTTTTATTAGGCACATAGGGGTGCAGGCATGAAAACAGAGCTTAACCAGATCGGTGTTGATGACATTGTTAAAGGCTTCATCTATAACGAGGCTGAGGGCAAGGGTCTATATGGCCTTGGTGGGCGTTTGACGATTCAGCCCGAGTATCAGCGAAACTATATCTATGGTGACGGCAAGAAGGATGTTGCTGTTATCGACTCGATTTTGGCTGGTTATCCGCTGGGTTTGTTTTATTTCAATGATGCCGGCGATGGTCAGCTTGAAGTATTGGATGGTCAGCAGCGGATTACGTCTATTGGTCGGTTTGTGACCGGCAAGTTTGCGATCAGGGTTGATGGGCGTGAGCAGACGTTCTCGTCGTTGCCGTTGGATCAGCAGCAGCTGATTCGTGACACACAGTTGTTGGTTTACACGTGCCAAGGTAGTGAGCCTGAGATCAAGCAGTGGTTTCAGACGATCAATATTGCCGGTGTGCCGCTCAACGAGCAAGAACTCTTAAACGCGGTTTACTCAGGCCCCTTCGTTACAGAAGCTAAAAAAGTGTTCTCGAACTCTTCTGATTCACGCCAACAAAAATGGGGTGCCTACGTTAAGGGTGATCCCAAGCGTCAAGAGGTGTTGCATGTGGCTCTTGAGTGGCTATCTGCCGCTAAGGGTACGACGGTTTCTGCTTATATGGCGAAGCATCGTCACGACGCTAATGCTGATGAGCTGGGGCGTTATTTCACGTCGGTGATTGACTGGGTTTCTACCGTGTTTAGTCGTGTTCCTGACCGTGAAATGTGTGGCCTTGAGTGGGGTCGCTTGTATGAGGAGTATCACCTCAAGCCCTATGACAGTGCGGCGGTTGATGAGCGTGTAACTCAGTTACGTAATGATCCTGCGGTTCACAAAGCTAGCGGGATTTATGAGTTCATTTTGGGTGGTGAGCAGGACACTAAGCTGCTCGATATTCGAGTGTTTGACGATAAGGTCAAACGCCTTGCTTATGGGCGTCAGACGGCAAAAGCAACGTCTGAGGGCGTTTCCAACTGTCCGCTTTGTGCTGCGGGCAATAACAACAACAGAACACGCATCTACAAGCTGAAAGAGATGGATGCCGATCATGTGACAGCATGGTCGCATGGTGGCGCTACCGACGAATCCAACTGCGAAATGCTGTGCGCCTCACACAACAGGGCGAAAGGCAACCGGTAATCTCATGATGATCGGTTACGCCCGTGTCAGCACAAAACGTCAGGACGAGTCTCTTGAGACTCAACGCGAGACGTTAGAGAACGTTGGTTGCGAGAAAGTGTTCACTGACCAGATTTCGGGTGCTAAGTCTAAGCGCCCGGGTCTTGATGATGCGCTTGACTGTATGCGCGCTGATGATGTGCTTGTTGTTACTCGTCTTGATCGTCTCGGTAGGACTGTTCTTGACACGCTCAAAACGATAGATGAGCTAGCCGGGCGAGGTGTGCGCGTAAAAATTCTTGACCCTGAGCTGGATACAGGCACCAAAGAAGGCAAGCTGATGGTCACGATTATGTCTGGGCTCGCCCAGTGGAAACGTGACCTACTGATTGAGCGTACCCGTGAGGGTGTTGCTCACGCTCGCGCTCAAGGCCGTGTCGGAGGCCCTAAACCTAAGTTGAACGCTGAGCAGGTTGAGGCTGTTAAGGCTGCTGTGTCTAGCGGCCAGCCAGTGGCGGCTGTAGCACGCTCGTTTGGTGTCAGCAGACCCACAATCTATCGGGCGCTTGAAAAGAGCGAGCGATGAAGCAGCTACCTCCGTATAACGACAACAAGATGATGGTTGCCTACTACCGCTATTCGTCTGCGAGCCAAAACGAGGCATCCATTGCTCACGAAAAGAGCTTACATCGGCGAGTACTACAGCAAACTAAAGGTGATTCCTGGTGGTATGCCACAGCTAGTAGATGACGAGACCTTCGAGGTGGTTCATCGTCGCATGACAGTAAATAAGCGCCGTGGCGCTAGAACAAAGGCTCAGCTGAGCGCTTTGGCCGATGATGCTCCCGACTATTGGCTGACGGGTCGCATGTACTGCCGTAACTGTGGTGCGTCGATGCAGGGCGTGTCAGACACGTCAAAAACCGGCAAAAAACACTACTACTACTGCTCTAACCAAAGAAAAAAGAAGTGTTCAGCAAGGCCGGTTCGCAAAACACAGATTGAGGAAAAAGTAACAAGAATCATCGAAGACTTCCTTTACGATACCGAGATGCTGGCGTCTTTAGCTGTTGATCTTGCTGCCTACTACAAGGAGTCTCACGCCCGTGGGGACGAGAAACTGCGTGCGCTAGAAGCACGCCGCAAAGAGGTTGAAATAAAGCTTGGAAATTTCGCTAAAGCCATTGCTCAGGGCATTTTTAACGACACCACAGCCGAGGCAATGCGGACGTTAGAGGAGCAGAAACGCGAGCTGGACAGCGCTATCCAAACAGAGCACGTGAAAGCTTCTCTACTTGAAGATGAGGCCAGCATCGGGTCGTTCTTCAAGAAGTACGCCAAGGCCAATCTTGACTCACAAGAAACAAGAGATCAGCTATTTGAGTATTTCGTAGACAAGATTTTTGTTGATGGTGATGAGGTTGTAGTCGTGACACTTTACTACGACACGCTAAAGTCCTTCGATCTTGAAGAGCTAGAAGAAGCTCTCCAAGACGAGGCTCCAGTAAGGGAACTGCGAATTTATGGAAAAGAGTTCGACACTTCCCCCTCCGGTTACGGGATTGCTGGTATTGATACAAAGGTGAGGGTTGTGGAGACTAAGCAAATATGCCTGTGTTCCCTTGTTATCAAGCCAAAGTGGGGATTCTATACTTGCTCTAACGCGCCTTGTGTCAGCGCCGAATTTAACGCCTGAAAGCTGTTACCCGAAAAAGCCGAAAACCTTGCGCGCATCTATGCGCGCAAACCCCACTTTTGCGAAATGGTTAGGCTTTTGCGAAAATGTCGCTTCCAAAATGGCAAGCGTGCTGAGCCGTTATACGACCACCAATAGATTTAGCGCAAGCTCATCAGGTACTCTTTCACAAAGTTCTGAAAATCCACTTCATCAAGCTTTTCGCCATCTGCGCCAACTGGGAATTTTTCCCACCTCGTACTGCCAGTTTTAGACACTGTTCTGTACCACTTTTTGATGTCGGTGCCATTACGGATAGCTGAACTGGACGAGTTTTCTGAATGGTCGCGGTTTTTAATCTGTAAAGACTCCCAGTCAACTCCAGCTTGTTTGCTTGGACGAATAAAGTCGACAGCTTTTACTACTTCGCCCGCACACCAAACCCAATCATCATCTGTACATTTACTATCAGAACCCGTGAAATTATATCGTAATTATTTTAATACACTATTCAATTACCAGCTCTACATAATCCCCATCTTCCTTATTGTATACATGCTTATTTACGATTCCAAGTAGTTTCTGCATATCTTCCATATCTGAAGCCGAAAACTCCAAATAACAAGTCTCATCACTGGTATAATTCAAATCTTCATAAAAATCCTGAATCGCCACATAAAATTTTTCTAAAACATCTTCCAATGGATATTGGGAAATATTCCTCGGACTATCTCCTTCTCCTAATTCTGGTTCTTGAACAAATTTTAATGAAGTAACAAAGCAATCACTTTTCATAAAATCGTCATACGTTTTATAGATATGTTCTGCTACCTTTTCGTAATCAGCTTTGTTATATTTTTCATGTACAAAAATATCTATATTTTTCATCTCGTAGAAACTTATACCTTGCCAAATTCAATCAACTGGGAGTTGACTATATAACAATAGAACAAATATTATTTATAGCATGATCTAAAAGGTCAATATACTTCCAGTATTCTGTCGGAAAGTTTGAAATTTCACTCATATCATTTTGATCAAAGTGGTAAACAATATGCCTCATTACTTGATTTTGAATAAAATATAAATCTCTTAATTCTGCAAGAGTTATACTTTCCAATTTACTAACATAAGCATATAGGTCATAAAAAGACTTCTCGTCAAATCTATCTTCTTCATGCAAAAAATAAAGGAAACTATAGTTGGTTGCATTTTTATTAGAATAAATTATATTTGGTTTTGACATACTACCCCCTCCACAACTTCTAATTTTTATTTATCTACTTTAGCTTTTTGAGTAATTCTACAAAAGGCACTTTATTATTATCTTTTCTAAGCGAAATCAAATCAAAAACAGAATCAACATCTAAATCAAACATTACGGATTCCAAACTAATTGTCATAAAATAATAATCTACAACCTCTTTACTAAACTCATTTTCTAAACTACTCCATAAATTATTCGGTAAAATGCAAAAGGCTAAAGTATCATCACCAAGACTTTCAACAAACCATCTTATTTCAAAATCTTCCTTTATGATTTCGTTGAAATACTTTATAGTTGTATCCCTATCCATATTATCCATATAAGGAATAACTATTTCTTTAGCTCTGTATTTTAATTTTATGTCATCACCATATTTTTTATTATTATTTATAAAATCTACTTCTATAAGATTTCCTATTTCACTATTAAAGTAATTGATTACAGATTCGTCTTCTTCTCTCCAATCAATCCAAATTAAATCATTACTTTCCCAAAGGTCATCAATATTATCTGGATATAATAAAAATTTTCTTACGCTTTCATATTTATTATTCATAAAACCTTATCCTCAACAAATTCAAGTTGCTTCACTCGACAGCCAAATGCCCAAAGTTTGCTAGGGAAGGAAAATCGTTTTCTAGGAAGGAGAAGTTGTCGCTCATTAGTTATCTCCTTTGATTTCCATAATGTCTGCCGGCTGGCAGGCAAGAGTTTCACAGATGCGCACGATAATGTTGGTTTGGATGTTGTCTCCTCTACCTAGTTTGGCAAGGGTGGCTGGGCTGAAGCCTGCTGCTGTGCGCAGTTGTTCTTTCGTCCATCCTTTGTCGATGAGGAGTTTCCATAGTTTGTTATAGGACAGTCGCATTATTTGTTCTCCTCATCGGTTTCGTCTTTCTCTTCGTTCCAGGTAAATCCATAGAGTGCGTGCTCGTTTTCACCTAGTTTGATGACTCTTGTCCTGTTAACGATTTCTTCTGCTTCCGCCCGATATTTCGGGGTGGCGTCGAATGAGAAGAATATTTGTTTGGGGTGGCCATCCTCGGAGGTAAGTTCCGCTGCTCGTTCATAGAGTGTGAGCAGGTTACCAACAGGGAAATATGCGAGTTGTTTGATGAGCACGGAGTCGTGAATCAGGATGGGCAACTTGGTTAATTCTAGGATAGCTAAATCAAATGAAATCAGGTTCTTGGATTGCGAACCGGCCCCGTTGTCTCCTTGAGATGAAAAGGTATACCCCGCTTTACCGCGTGATTCCTTGAAGCTAAATAGTGGCGGTTTGCGCTTTTTATTCGGATAGAGGGCTTGGACGAATTCTTTGGTGAGTCGGTTGATGTTGTGCTCGATATCGCCGAGAATGCGCGGCCGTTGTTCTTTGAGAGCTGTGTTTGTTTCTTTGCGCAGCTTGTCGAATTCGCGCATTTTGTCATAGGCGTCGATTTGAGCTTCAAGACGTTTAATGGTGGCTGCCAGCTCACCGTTTTCTTCATAGGTTTTATCATCGAGCTCAACTGATTGTTTGAGCTGGTGAATTTCTCGTAGCCGTTGGTTAATCTCGTTGTCCAACACAGCAATTACGCGACGATATTTTTCTGCCTGCTCATTGAGCTGGTCTTCATAGACGCCGACGAGGGCTCGGTGATAGTACTCGATGGTTTCGAGTTTCTCTTTGTTTACGTTCGGGAAGAAGTTATAGAACTCTTCAAGGTCATCGGTTGTGAGCCTTGATTCTCCCGATAGCGTTGCTTCAACTATTGATAGTTTTCCTTTGAGAACAGAACGTTTGTTCTGTAGCGAGCGCAACTTAGTCTTAATGTGTTGCTCTTTGCTTTTCGCTTGCTCTGCTGCCTGGAAAAGATCGAGGTCTGCTGTCACTCGCAGTTGTTGAAACGCAATCCGTGCTTGCGTTAGTTCTCGCTCGGCTTGGTCGCGTTCTTTCTTATTTCGTATTTTCACGTATTGACTAAGCCCTGTTTTAGCCATCCCTTCAAGCGAAGAGTAGCTGAGGTTGGCTGCTTTGAGGTCTTCCTCGAGTTGTTTGAGCTTTCCGTACACGCCGAAGAGTTTCTCCAGCGCAAACACACCCTGTTCATCGGGTTGTGCAGGAGCGGCTTTAAGCGGCTTTTTCAACATGGCAAGTTGCTCGGTATCGATGCGAACGAAGCGGCCTATTAATTCTCGAAGAGTCGAATCGGGAATGTCTAGACCGTATTGTTCAGCGAGAAATACTCGATAATCGTCTATCTGCCATTCTTCTTTTCGTTCTTTCCATTCAGGATCAAAGTATTCTTGAACGAAACCTGGGCGTGAGGTATCGCGGGAGAAATACCTGTCTTGTTCTCCAAAACGAAAGGTGAAGCAAATAGTGTGGTGGCCGACAGCATCAGGATCGGTAATGACGTCAGATTTTGCGAAATCTGCACCACCGAAAGCGTAATCCACTATGGAGAGCAAGGTAGATTTGCCGATAGAGTTCTCGGCTTCAGCTCCTCCCTCGACGACGTTCAGACCAGGGTGAAAAACTATGGGCGGGCGAGGCTCGCCCGCGTCGTTGAATCTGTCAGACCATACGTTAATCAGCAAGCGCAATCACCCCGTTTTCAACATCAATCGTTATTTTTCTCAATGCGAGCAGTAGAGTGAGTGCTTCTATAAGTTCAGCCGTCCCGCCTACCTGTTTCACTAAATCAAAATGTAAATCAATGAGGCGCATCGGATTATCTAAGTGATTCAGGATGCGCGGAAAGTTGGCGAGGGTTGATTCGTCGAAAGTGTAGAGCTTGTTAGGCAATCGCATAGTCTGCCTCCACGTCTACATCTGGGCGGAATACCTCACAAATATGGATGAAGTAGCTGATGAGAATGCCACACACATAAATGCCGCTTCCAGTGTGATTGTTCATCCAATCGCATAGTTGCCTGAACTGCCCGGGCTGATCCAACCCCGAGCTTTCGAAGGTCAGCCACGCCCCTTGAAATTGATTGCACAGTCGAGTGAACTTGAGCTGTTCTCTCGCTTCTTTAGATTTCAGCTGAGTGACGATAAAAGGCTTGTAGACGGATACAGCATCAGTTGCTTGGGAAAGCAGATCAGCATCGTGAATTTTCTGCTCAAGGTCGACTGCCTTGAATTTGGAATCTGGTATGCGTTGCTCGTAAGGAATGTTGGAAACCGCGTCCAACAGCAGGCTGATTTCTTTTTCAAGCCCCAAAGGCACGACATTGTCGGCAAGGCGATGTTTAGCAAGAAGACGTGCAAGGTTAGCTCGTAGCTGTTGTTCTTCTTTTTTCGTGTGAGCCAGCTGGTATTTTTCGCCATGCTCGGTGCATAACACTGCGAAATCATCGCGTAAAGGTTCTTCAATGTCCTCGTCGAGAAGCACGATCACGTAGGAGGCCTTGGATTTATCGTGCGATTCGATATTGAGGGTTTTTCCGCACTGCAGACAACCATCCGATAAAACGAGAAGTTCTTCGCGATACCTAGCCTTCGCAGCTAGTTGGCGAATACGAATCCGTGCTTGCAAATCAGGCTTTTTTATTTTTGCGAGCCGCTCGAGAATGTCCAGCAGAATTAGACAGGCATCTTCAGCCACGTGCGTTAAGCGAATCCTTACTCCAAAACTCTCAAAATTGAGACGGATGAGATTCTGCGCTGGCTCATCTAAATCCTCAATCAGACAAATGAGATTATCTATATTCAAGCGAGAATAAATTGCGTTTGCTAGCCCTTTGCTAAATCCCGCGTCGCGTGACATAAGCGAGGTAAGTACATCATCGGATATTGAGGCCGTGCTTGTGGGGTCGCTTCGCGTATTCCATTCCCCCTCATTGACAGTAGTAAACATGGAGATCAGTTCACGCGCATAACTAGGCCCATGGAGGTTACCAGGAACAACAGGGCGTACTGATTTAGCCCACTGGTGGAACTGCACTGTTCACCTCCTAACGAAGTTTTCTCAAAAACTCTCAAAGTTTTGCCTCAACGTTTCTCAAAGCTTGCGAAAGCCCATTATTTAACCTTTTCGTGAAACCCAGCGATGGGATTCGTTGTGGCGGAATGACGAGATGGTCGCTTTTCATTATATCGAATCAACCTGCGATGCGTGAAGAGAAACTTCACAAACGCATGAATAGGCGGTTAGAAGGCGACGTTCTCAAGCATCCCGCACACATCTATTAGTGAGGTCACCACGAGCCAGCGCGCAATCGGTGCGTGGCAGCCTCACGACCGACAAATAGCGACAAGCAATGAGTCGGGAGATCTGCGGAGCAGCCAGCACTGGCCATTACCTTCATAGGCGATGGCTTGTTGCTGGGTTTGTTCTTGCAGGTCGACCTCATAACTGAATATCGCTCCGTGGATCTCCCGGAAGGGAAATCCACAAATGAAAGTACAAATCCGTTACGAAAAGCAAAAGTTCGATGTGAAGAAACCTGCAGAGTATGTGGAGGTTGAGGTGAGTGATGGCGAGGTGGTCTCGATGATTGAGGCTGATTATCGTCAGCGCCGCGATATGGTGCAAAGCCTTGAATTGGTGCAGCGGCGTTCTATTGAGGAGATTGTCCGGGAGGAGATTAATAAGCCGGAGTATAACCAGGCGAAGCAGTGGGTGCGCAACACGGATTCGTGTTGGCGTGCTCCTTTGGCTGGTGGCGGCAATATTTTTGATGAGTTGGTCGACCAGTATGGTCACATGAAAGCGTTCGATGATCCGTTTGATGACGTAGATACGCGGTTGACGGTTGAGAGTGCTTTGGCTGGCTTGGATGAGCGTGAGCGTTTCATCGTTATCCAGAATCGTTTGAATCAGGTGCCTTTGACTGCGGTGGCAGCTGAGCTTGGGATTACTCAGCCTCGTGCCTCGCAGTTGTTGAAATCTGCGCGGGCGAAGATTGCCGCCGAAATTGGTCTCAAACTTTGATTTATATTTCGGCTCCCTGGAAGCCCTCCTAGTGAAGGAACACAGCGTGAAGGCAGTGGGTCTCACTGGGAGGGTTCTTTCAGGAAGGAGCCGGTGATGAGCCGGAAACTACGTGTGAAGGTCAGTAAGCATTCTGACCCGGATGCTGTGGCATCGGTGGGTATGCGCCGCCTGTCAGGAAGGGTGTTGCGCAAGCTCACGGGTCAGAGTAGGCGGTGTGCAGTGTTACTGCCGGGGCGGGATGTGCAATCCATTGAAATCATTGACAACGACCAGTCGAAGATATCAGGTAAGCGGCGTGGTTCGTTTGCGGATGAGGATTTCGAGTCGTTCATGAAGGCCGTATTTGGTCCTGATCAGGCAGATGAGGTGGCGTGATGACTCCAGTGAACCATGTAGCCAATATGCGTCAAATTTTCGTCAATCTTCGCCAAGATTTGAAAAGCCTGCAAGCCGAGATAGAAGCAACCGAGAACGACCTGCTGTATTGGATGGAATCAGGTATCGAAGCGGACTATATGCTCACGGGCGGGCCGGGTGAACCCGAAACCGTCGAGAATCAACAAGCAGAATCTGTCAGCGAATCTCAGCCGCAGGTCAAGCTGCTGCCGCTGGAGGAAGTGCGCGGCGTGTTGGCGGATTATGCACGCTCGGGTTTGAATGACTTCATCAAAGCCAAGATTCGCTCGTTTGAGCATACGAAGCTTTCACAGTTGACGGTGGAGCAAGCCAACGCGGTGCTCGCTGCCGCCAAAGCTGAGGCTGGTGGTGCATGATGCCACCGCAAGAACACGCACTCTTGAGCGCCTCGTCGGCGCATCGTTGGTTGCACTGTCCCCCATCGGCGAAACTCACGGCTGGGGTGACAGAGGCTCCAGGTGAGGCTGCACTTCAAGGTACGGCGGCTCACGCGTTGGCCGAGCATAAGTTGCGCCGAGCGCTCAAGCAGCAATCTAAACGCCCCGTCTCCGAATACGAAGATGACGAGATGGATAGCTACACCGACGATTACGTCTCCTACGTGCTCGAACAATACGAGCAAGCCAAACAGGCGACGCCTGGCGCGGTGATCTACATCGAGCAACACTTGGATTTCTCCCACGTTGTGCCTGGTGGCTTCGGCACCGGCGACTGCCTAATCGTCGCAGACGGCACACTGCACGTCATCGACCTGAAATACGGTCTAGGCGTGTTGGTAGAAGCTGAGTGGAACCCGCAAATGATGCTATACGCGATCGGTGCACTTGCCTTGTTCGACGCTCTTTATGACATTGAGCAGGTGGCACTAACGGTTTTTCAGCCACGGCGCGAAAACGTATCCACCTGGACGATTAGCGTCACTGAACTGAATGAGTGGGCCGAGCAAACCCTCAAGCCTGCAGCCGAACTAGCAGCTAACGGTGAGGGCGAATTTTGTGCTGGTAGCTGGTGTCAGTTCTGCCGCATCGCCTCCACCTGCCGGGCAAGGGCTGAAGCGAACCTTGAGCTGGCCAGGTACGAGTTCGCACCGCCAGCAGAACTCAGCCCAGCTGAGGTGGCCAAGGTGTTGACGCAAATACCAGAACTCACGCGGTGGGCGTCAGATGTGCAGGACTATGCCCTAAGTCAAGCCCTAAGCGGTGAGCAGTACGAGGGTTTCAAGTTGGTTGCTGGTCGCTCGATCCGCAAATACACAGATGAGACTGCGGTGGCTGAGGCTGCGAAAGCTGCAGGCTACCGCGATATCTATAAACGATCACTGCTCACTATTACCGCGATGGAAAAGCTCATGGGAAAGAAACAGTTCTCTGAGATTCTCGGGGATCTGGTGGTCAAGCCCGAGGGCAAACCAACACTGGTACCCCTATTCGACAAACGCCCCGAGCTGCAGATCAGCACGGCGGCTGACGATTTCACAAACATCGACAATCAACAGAAAGAAGGTAACGAAAATGTCGAACCGCGTGAACACCAAGAATAAGAAGAATAATCCGACCAAGGTTATTACCGGCGAAGTACGTTTGAGCTACGCGAACGTGTGGGAAGCAAAATCTATTAACGGCGGCAAGCCGAAGTTCTCGGTATCGCTTCTTATTCCTAAGGATGATGCTGTAACTATCGATGCGATTAATGCTGCTATCGAGGCAGCAATCACCGAGGGTATTGGGAAGTTCGGCGGGAAGATCCCGCCACGCGCATCTTTGAAGCTGCCACTGCGTGATGGAGATACTGAGCGTGACGATGAGGCTTATGCCGGACATTATTTCGTGAATGCCAACAGTATTAATGCTCCGCAGATCGTGGATCAGGACGTGAATCCAATCCTTGATCGCTCCGAAGTTTATTCTGGCTGTTACGGGCGAGTTTCCATCAATTTCTACGCTTTCAACACCAACGGGAACCGTGGCGTGGCCTGCGGTCTTGGCAATATTCAAAAGACCCGTGATGGTGAGCCACTCGGTGGCCACGTGAGCGCATCCTCCGAGTTCGATACTTGGGATGCAGACGAGGACTTCCTCGCCTAAAGCAAACCAATCCACTCAAGGGGCGGAGTCAAGTCGGTTGGCTCCGCCCCGCCCACTCGTTAAGGAACCTTATGCGCACGCTCAGTATCGACATCGAAACTTACTCGCCAATCAGCCTCGCCAAAGCCGGAGTCTACAAATACTGTAACCACCCTGACTTTCAGATTCTCCTTTTCTCCTACGCGATCGACGACTGCGCGGTGCGCACGGTGGATTTAGCATCCGGAGAGCAACTCCCAGCAGAGATTCTCCGAGCACTTGATGACCCTGCCGTGGTTAAGTGGGCTTACAACGCTGCTTTTGAACGCACCTGTCTCAGCGCCTACCTCGGACGACGACTTGATCCAGCTGGTTGGCGGTGCTCCATGGTGTGGGCGGCAACCCTTGGCCTGCCACTTTCTCTGAAAGATGTCGGCAAAGTGCTGAATCTCGATGCTCAAAAGATGGATGAAGGTAAAGAACTCATCAAGCACTTCTGCGTACCGGATGACAACAGCCATCAGCGTCTGCCCGGCAGCGACCCGGATGGCTGGAGGCTGTTTAAGACCTATAATGCCCGCGACGTGGAGGTAGAAACCCAGATTAGGGGCAAGCTCGCCAACTTCCCAGTACCCGAGTACGTGTGGGAGCAGTATGAGGTCGATCAACAAATTAACGACCGAGGTATCCGTATCGACACCACACTGACCGCAAACGCTATCGCTATTGACGAAGAACACCGGGCGCAAGCACTCGCCCGTGCGCAAGAACTCACCGGTCTGGATAATCCCGCCTCGCCATTACAGCTACAAGAATGGTTAAACCAACACGGATGCCCGATAGAGTCAATGGCGAAAGAATCAGTCGATGATGCCCTAGCATCTGCCAGTGGTGAGGTGAAAGAAGCACTCGAACTCAGACAAGAATTATCGCGCTCATCAGTGGCGAAATACCGCAAGATGATAGACGTCACCTGCACTGATCAGCGGGCGCATGGTCTGCTCCAGTTTTATGGGGCTAACCGTACAGGGCGGTGGGCTGGACGGCTTGTGCAAGTACAAAACCTGCCCAGGAATTATCTGCCGGATCTTGCTCAGGCCCGTGGCTTGGTGCGTGATGGTAACGGTGAGGCGCTCGATATGCTTTATTCTTCCGTGCCCGATACTCTCAGTCAGCTGATTCGCACCGCATTCATCCCCTCGGAAGCTCACCGGTTCATCGTCGCCGATTATTCGGCGATTGAGGCGCGAGTGCTGGCGTGGCTTGCTGGTGAGGAAACCACGCTTGCCGCGTTCAAGAACGGTGAAGACCTTTATTGCGCGACCGCTTCGACGATGTTTGGTATGCCTGTGGAAAAGCACGGAGTCAACAGTGAGCTTCGGCAGAAAGGAAAAATCGCTGTCCTTGCTTGTGGCTACAACGGCTCCGTTGGCGCGCTCAAAGCTATGGGCGCTTTGAAAATGGGACTAAGTGAGGACGAGTTACAGCCCATCGTGGACGCTTGGCGGCAAGCCAACCCTAATATTGTGCAGCTGTGGCACGAGGTCGATAATGCCGCTACCAGAGCAATCAGCACCAGCAGACCGCTCACACTGCGCAACCTGGGCTTCGAGAAGAAATCCGGGATGCTCTTCATCACCTTGCCAAGCGGTCGGTGCTTGGCATATGTGAAGCCAGGTATTGGCGTGAATCGTTTTGGAGGCACCTCTATTACTTATTGGGGTCAGGGAGTGGCTCGGAGGTGGCAGAAACTAGAGACTTATGGTGGAAAACTGGTCGAGAACATCGTTCAAGCCACCGCCAGAGACCTCCTAGCCGAAGCCATCACCCGCATTGAGAATGCCGGTCATCGAATTGTGATGCATATTCACGACGAAGTCGTCATCGACGAACCCATCAATTCCGGCACCACCGTTGCTAACATATGCGCCCTCATGAACGAGCTACCCCAATGGGCTGAGGGTTTACCGATTGATGCAGCCGGGTACGAATGCGGCTTCTATCAGAAGGATTAGTTGATACCCCAGAGCGGGTTCTGCTGCCAGTTTTCTGGAATACCGAGATGGCTCGGTGGTAGTGGCTCAAGAATTGGGTAACTAGCTATCACACTAGGGAGCAGAGCCGCTGTTGTATTCTGTTATTGAGTAGGCGTTATCTGCCCGATAAACTGGAAGTTAGCAAGTACACATTATATCAATAAGAATTTCACGAATGTCCATTATTGACTATTTAATTTGATTGTCAAGCTCAATACCCTGTTCCGCTAAACCAAAAACTAACTCCTTAAAACTTTCTGCAATAATTTCTAAATCATCAACCGATGTCACATATACATCATGCGGCAAAACAACAATTTTGTCTGTTTCCTTTAAAATACAAACTAAACTTCCATCACCTAAACCGCCAATAGGAAAAACAGTATTATTTGATATGTTGCTCTCTTCGTCGTCGGTATAGTTTGCAATAAAAGCAGGGTATTCACAGCGTAATTCCTCTAAAGTGAAAATCCATGGATCAACAAAATGGCAGCCACCAAATTCCTTGAGTAAATACCGATATTCTGACGGAATTGGTTCGAATTTGTTTTCAAACTCAGATATGTCTTTTTCGGACTCCGAGTGATATTTGCTGTGAGTGTCAGCCATAACGCTGTAAGCTTTTCTTAGTAATTTAATCTCTGATTTTGTTAATTCCATATGCTTTCTCCAATCAATACACAGCATCAATATCAGCAAGATTCGTGCCAGGAATAAACACCTCGCGGCGCGCACCATCTGCCCCTATCTCACGCCATGAGTACCAATACCCGGAAAGCCGATAATAATTCACTCGTTCCAACAGATGCCGTGCCAACTGATCGGAATCAATCACCATCCCGCGAGAGCGTAACAAGTTGATCTGCTCGCCATGCGTCTTGAACGCCTTACCGCTCCCGGTAGCGCTCTGCACTTGTCGGCTCTGCTGCGGGCTCACGTCGGCACCTCCCTTGAGCCTAGAAATGATGAGGACCGGCCCTGGACCCTCGCGGGCGGAACCGGTCTTGATGCATCAATCATAACCCGCATCCCGTTAACAGCCAAGCAAATTTCTCGCCTGTCCTATCAGGTTTTGCCTGCCTATTTTCAAAGTCGTGTTTATATTTCGCTCTTCTCAAAGCCCTCCTTTTAGAGGGTCAGCCCATGGCTCTCACCTACAAACTATTGGAAGGAGAGCTAATGACCGGCTCCACACTACAAGTGTTCACCAACAGCCAGTTCGGACAAATCCGCACCATCACCGTGGAGGGCACCACCACGTTTGCTGGTAAAGACGTCGCCATCGCACTCGGCTACAAAGACCCGGTAAATGCGATCAAACTGCACTGCCGTGGGGTGGCAAAATACCACCCCATCGTCGATAGCCTCGGGCGCACCCAGCAAGCCCGCTTCATTACCGAGGGTGACGTGTATCGCCTGATTGTCTCCAGCCACCTGCCAGCGGCAGAGAAATTCGAAGCCTGGGTGTTTGATGAGGTGCTGCCATCGATCCGCCACCACGGCCTGTACGCGATCGATGAACTACTCGACAACGATGATCTGCTCGAACAAGCCCTCACGCATCTGCGTGCTGAACGCGCTAAACGTCTCGCTGCCGAGCAGGCTTTGCTCGAGGCAGCACCGAAGCTCTCCTACTACGATATCGTGCTGCAATCGCCGTCGTTGATGCCGATCACTGCTATCGCCAAGGACTACGGGCTATCCGCGAAGAAACTCAATCGCCTGTTAGCTGATGAACATATCCAGTTCAAACAGTCAGGCATCTGGTACCTGTATGCCGAGTATGCGAAATGCGGCTACACCCAATCCAAAACCCACCTGCTGGAAAGCGGCAAGACGGTGATGCACACGTATTGGACGCAGAAAGGCCGCCTGTTCATCTATGACCTGTTGAAAAACCGCTGCCAGATCCTGCCGGTTATCGAACGACAAGCAGGTGAAACCAAATGAGCACACTCCTCGACAACTGCCCTTTGATTAACGACCTAGCGCCGTGGCGCAATTCTAAAGGCTACGCAGACCCAACAGCTTACAAAGCGCTGCGGGCAGTGGAAATATCCGAATTCGGCCACCGTCCCTTGACTTATATCTGCTCACCTTACTCCGGGGACGTGCAGATGAATGTGGAGTTGGCAAGGGATCTTTCGGCTTATGCGGTGGACTGCCGCCGCATCCCACTCGCACCACACTTGCTGTTCCCGCAGTTCATGGACGATACCGATCCGTGGGATCGCGAGCTTGCCATGTTCATGGGCCGCGTGCTGCTTTCTAAGTGCGAGGCGATGTGGGTATATACCCCGCGCGTCTCTCCAGGGATGAAAGCCGAAATTTCCTGGGCTCACCAGCTCGAACTCCCCATCACCTACTTTGACCACAACTTCGCGGAGGTAGAACTACATGACTGACTTCGTTTTGTGCACGACTAATCTGGTGAGCGCGCAACGCAACCTCAAATACCCGAATCACCGGCACATAACCAATGCGGCTGATTTGAAGAATGCCGTGACACATGACCATGTGGCGGCCGAATATGAGGGCGATATTCGTTCCACCGACAAGTTCTTGAACTCCGCGTGTGTGGTGATGGACATCGATAACGACCAGTCGAACTCTCCGGCTGATTGGGTCACCCCAGAATCCTTGGCTCTCGTATTCCCAGGCGTTGCCCTAGCGACCGCCACTTCGCGGAATCATTTAAAGCCTAAGGGTGAAAAGACCGCCAGGCCGCGCTTCCACGCCTACTTCCCAATCAAGCCGGTAACTGACGCTGCAGTCTATACGGGGATCAAGAAGAAGCTTGCCTCCTATACCGGAATCTTTGACCGTAACGCTCTCGATGCCGCCAGATTTATTTACGGAAACCCGACAGCTGAGGTCACCTGGGTAGACGGATCCCTATCCATCACCGATTTCCTTGATGCTGACGCGTTCGCCGCGCTCGAAATGAGCACCGGCGAGATTCGGGAAGGTGCCAGAAATGCCACCATGAGCGCTTTCGCTGGGCGAGTGATTGTGCGTTTTGGCAATACTGAGCAAGCACGCCAGCTTTTCGAGATGAAAGCACAAACCTGCGTGCCGCCCCTACCAGATAGTGAGTTGGAGGCAATCTGGGCCTCGGCATTGAAGTTTGGTGCAAAAGTAGCTGCGACACCGGGTTATATTCCACCCGAACGCTACGCTGAAATCCAAGGACTGCGTCCCACCGATTTCACCGATGTCGGTCAAGCCACCGTCCTGGCAGATGAATATGCGCAAAAACTCGCATTCTCTGAGGCCACAGATTGGCTGGTGTATAACGGCTCGTTTTGGGAAGAAACCAGACCAGGCTCGCGCGCTATCGCTCAAGAACTCACCACGCGCCAGTTAGAGCAAGCCGCACAGCTGCTCGAGAAAGCCCGTGAAGCGTGTGATTCCACTGGGGTCACTCAGTTGCTGTCGGCAATGAGCCTGACCAAAGCGAAAAACCTATTCACTAACGTGCAGTGGAACGCTTACGAGCAGCTTCAAGACGCACAAGTCTACGAGAAATACGTGCTCAAACGTAGGGATAGCAAGGCGATTACTGCCTCGTTGAAGGAGGCAGCTCCGATGTTGCAGGTCACCCAAGCAGACCTTGACGCAGACCCTTTCGCCCTCAACGCCCCTGGTGGCACCATTGACCTCACCACCGGGCAAATGTACGAGCACGACTATGGGGATTTCATCACCAAACAAACCACCACCGATCCCGCCACCAAAGGCATGGACACGTGGTTGGCGGCGCTCGAGGTGTTCTTCCAAGGCGACCAAGAACTAATCGACTATGTGCAGCGAATCGTGGGGCTGACCGCGATCGGCAAAGTCTACGTCGAAGCCATCATCATCGCTTACGGCGACGGCAGGAATGGCAAATCAACGTTTTGGAATACGATCGCCAGAGTGCTGGGCTCGTATGCGGGCCATATTTCTGCTGATGTGCTCACGGTTTCTAACCGCAGGAACGTTAAACCTGAACTAGCCGAGGCTAAAGGCAAACGCCTGCTGATTGCAGCGGAGATGGAAGAAGGCATGAGGCTTTCAACCTCGAACGCGAAGCAGCTTTCTTCCACTGACGAGATATATGCGGAAAAGAAGTTCAAGGCACCGTTTGCTTATCAGCCAAACCACACGCTCGTGCTCTACACCAACCATCTACCCAAGGTTGGTGCCATGGACGCAGGCATCTGGAGGCGGCTGATAGTGATCCCATTCGAGGCAAAAATCGAAGGTAGCTCTGACGTAAAAAACTATGCAGAGTTCCTATTCCAGGACGCTGGTGGCGCGATTTTGCAGTGGATTGTGGACGGTGCCATGAAAATTATCACCGAGGAATACCACCTGACTCCACCACCGCGAGTACAGGCCGCGATTGATTCGTATAAGTCATCGAATGATTGGCTGCAGCACTTTCTCGATGAGCGCTGCGATATCAACCCGGCTTTTGAGCAGAAGTCTGGTGACTTGTATGCCGACTATCGCGCCTTCGCGCTCTCGATTGGCGAGTACGCCAGATCCACCTCCGATTTCTACACCGCCCTCGAACAAATGGGCTTTAACCGTCGCCGCACCAAGAGCGGGCGATTCGTTGACGGCCTGCAGCTCAAGAGCGAATTCGACCTCTAACAGCGAGCAGGTGACGGTCAGTGCCAGTCGTGTACTAGTCCTTACATAGGAAGCAATTTTTTACTACTTCTTTCTATAAAAGGTTATGTAGACGACCGTCATAGACCGTCACCACGTGAGCAGAAAGCAACACGTGATGAAAGAACAACATTTAGAACAAGCCCTCGTAAAAACCGTTGAAGCTTTGGGCGGGGTCTGCTGGAAACTAGTCAGCCCCGGAACCGCCGGTGTACCTGACCGAATCGTGCTGTTACCTGATGGGCATGTCGGCTTCGTGGAAGTCAAAGCACCCGGCGGAAAAGTACGCGCAATCCAAAAACACAGACTAAGGCAGTTGAAGCACCTGGGCTTCACCGCACTCGTCCTCAACAATCCTGACGATATTAAGAAGGTGTGCCATGCAATACAAGCCGCATAACTACCAACAGCTAGCAACGGCTTTCATTGAGGAACACCCGGTTGCAGCACTGCTATTGGGTATGGGTCTTGGCAAGACCGTCATCACCCTGACAGCAATACAAGATCTCCTCTTCGACTCCTTTGAAGCCCACCGAGTGCTGGTTATCGCGCCGCTGCGCGTAGCAAGGAATACGTGGCCTGCCGAGCAAGCAAAGTGGAGCCACTTACGCCAGCTACGCCTGGCAGTAGCAGTCGGCACCGAACGCCAACGCCGAGGCGCGCTCAACTCAGGCGCAGACATCACAGTGATGAACCGGGAGAACGTCGACTGGCTTATTACCCGTAGTGGCATCAAATGGCAGTGGGATATGGTCATCATCGACGAACTCTCCTCCTTCAAAAACCACCGCGCCAAACGCTTTACCGCGCTCATGAAGATCCGCCCACAAGTAAAGCGCATCGTCGGGCTTACCGGCACCCCAGCCAGCAATGGGTTGATGGACTTATGGGCGCAGTTCCGGCTGCTGGATTTGGGTGAGCGGCTCGGACGCTACATTTCCCGCTACCGCGATAAATGGTTCGTGCCCGATAAGCGCAGTGGAATGCAGGTGTTCACCTACAAACCCAAACCTGGCACTGAAGAGCAAATTTACCAGGCAATCTCGGATATCACGTTGTCGATGCGAACCAGCGACTACCTCACCCTCCCACCACTGACTGTCACGACCACCGAGGTGACCATGAACGGCAGGGAGCGCAAGGTGTATGACCGGCTCGCACAAGAGATGGTAGTCGAGCTGGGCGAGGAGGTGATTGACGCGGCCAATGCTGCCGTCCTGGCTGGCAAGCTCACCCAACTAGCGTCTGGTGCGATCTACACCGAAGCAGGCGACTCTATCGTGGTACACGGCCGCAAACTCGATGCCCTTGAAGACCTCATCGAAGCAGCGAATGGGAATCCCGTGCTTGTGGCGTATTGGTGGCAACACGACCTGGCACGCATCCGTGAGCGCTTCCCGCAAGCCAGACAGTTAAAAACTTCAGCGGATATTGAGGCTTGGAATGGCGGTGAAATCCCACTCGGGTTGATTCACCCAGCTTCCGCTGGGCATGGGCTTAACCTCCAACAAGGAGGCTCAATCCTCATCTGGTATTCCCTCACCTGGAGCCTTGAGCTCTACCAGCAAACCAACGCCCGCCTGTATCGGCAAGGCCAGACCAAGCCGGTGACTATTACGCATATTGCGACCAAAGATTCGATAGATCAGCAGATCTTATCGGCACTCGAATCGAAGAACATGACCCAGTCGGCGCTCATCGACGCGGTAGCGCAGACCTTGAAAGGAGAAACCAAATGAGCGTTACGCATCAAGAAACCGACATCACCTGGCGCTACGTTGACCGCCGCGCCGCTGCTATCAACGCCCTGCGCGACTACGCCACTATGGAAACCATCATCGATAACACTCCCGATGACCTGAAAGCTATCGAAGCAGACCTGCCCAGCCTTTCCTCCCCCGTCTTGGATGGCAGCCGCCGTGCGTTTAATCCCACCGCGGCCGAGGACAAAATCCTTAACCACTTGGAACGGATCGATAACCGTACGAGGAAGTACCTGCAAGCCAAGGATTACATGGACTGGTTCAACCCCGCCTGGCAAGCGCTCACCGATGAGGAGCGTGACGTGCTAGAGGTTTGCTTCCTTTCCGGGTACGAGTCCGCCACTGATGCGATTTATGAGGTGCAAGAGCGGCTGAATGTGGAGCGCTCCACCGCCTACAACCGGCGCAAAACCGCCCTCGACCATCTCACCAGTCTCCTGTACGGACGCTAAGATGCTTGGACAAAATTCGGACGACTTTCCTCAAAACAGTCCAGTACACTGTAAGTAGTTAGAAATAGGTCAAAGCCCCGAGCGGAAAATATCCTCTCGGGGCTTTACCGTCACCACAGGAGATAACGGGAATGCCAAGCAAACCCAAACGTCCCTGCTCTGCGCCTGGCTGTCCCGAACTAACCCGCGAAAGGTTCTGCCAGCTCCACGCCAAAAAGGCAGACAAGAACTACCGCAGGTTTCAACGCGACCCGAAGATCAACAAGCGTTATGGTGCGCGCTGGCGCCGCATCCGTGCCGCATATATTTCCCAGCATCCGTTGTGCGAAGACTGCCTGGAAAAAGGAGTGACCACCCCAGTTCAGGAAGTCCACCACGTCCTACCCTTAGACCATGGCGGCAGCCACGACTTTTCTAACCTGCGCAGCCTGTGCAAACCCTGCCACTCCAGGCAGAGCGCATTAGACGGTGACAGATGGAGGCAAGCCCTTCAGGTCTACACCTACTAGATTTTTTGGAAAACGCGAAATAACCACTGGTACTTCCCCACCCTAAAAATATTGACCTTGTTCCCACGCCAAGTTACGGGACCAGTCGAGGATTCGATTAGGGGCTGGGGGCCTCGAATCTCTACAGCTTCGGGGAAGGTCAGCGGGCGGGGCCAACCGTGCGCAAAGTCCCCGAATCAAACAAGGTATTAACACTTCGGGCTTCGTCGGCAGTACCAGTGAGGGGTGAAATCCCGCTGAGTGTTGCTCGGTTTTCTTGCGCTTTGTCCGTCCGGATTTGGGTTTCCCAGGGACGTACAGGTGAGGGCAAAAAACTCGGAGCTTCTCATCCGGTGTTCTGGATCCCTCTCTGGCAGGTGTTCGCCTGTCTTGAGTTAACAAACTGGTTTCTAAAAAGGAGGAATCATGACAGATCAAATGGTGCTAAAAACACAGCAATGGCTCAATCGCACCTATAGGAGCAAGGCTGGATTCGGTTCAGTCGTAGAGGACGGATATACCGGCTGGGGCACGGTCAACGCTTTGATTCGGGCCCTGCAAATCGAGCTGGGTATTACGACAACGGCGAACAATTTCGGACCGGGAACTATCAGTCGCTTCCAGTCTCGGTGGCCTAACGGCATCCACCAGCAGGATGACGGTGCGCAGGAGACTTCTAATGTGTACGGCATTATCCAAGGTGCTTTGTGGTGTAAGGGATATTCTGCTGGTGCCAGCGATATCACTACGCATTTCTATAGCGGAACTGGAAAGGCCATCAAACAGCTTAAGAGCGACATGGGCATTGGTGGAGATTCCACTGTGACGCTCGACGTCATGAAAGCGCTGTTGTCAATGCAGCAATTCGTCCTGCTTCGCTCTTATGGGGGCATTTCAGCGATTCGGCAAGCACAGCAACAAATCAACCAACAGTATCGCGCTTATACCGGAATCATCCCAACCGATGGACTCTACGGTCGGGAAATGAACACTGCTCTGATTCAGGTCTTGCAAGCCATTGAAGGATTTAGCCCTGCGGAAGCCACAGGTAATTTCGGCAATGGCACCAAAGCGCGTCTAACAATAGTTACACCCAGCAATGCGGCAAGTTTACCGAAGTGGGCTTGGCTAGCTCAGGTTGCTCTAGTGTGTAACCGGATTTCTCCCGATATCTATCCTTCTGCACAAACCGCACTGTCAACGTTCGTTCCGCAATTCCAAGCAAAGTATCAGCTCCCACGAAGCGGGGTGGTCGACTCGACTACATGGATGAGCCTGTTGACCTCGAAAGGTGATCCGAATCGCGCCTGCAAAGCATGCGATACACGCTTCGAGATTACGGCTGAGCGACTCAACCTACTTAAGGCGAACGGCTATGAGATTGTGGGGCGTTACCTGACTGAGCCGAATCAGGATTCAAAAGATCCGTCTGACTATTTCAAAGCAATTCGCCCCGGAGAACTTGAACGCATCACCAACGGAGGAATGAAGTTCTTCCCGATTTTCCAGGAGTACTCAACCAAGCTTCGACACTTCACGCGGGAAAACGGCGCTCGGCACGCGACGCTCGCAAGGCAAGCAGCCCAAAGACTTGGCATTCCGGGAACGTATATCTATTTCGCAGTTGATTTCGACGCGACCGACCCCGAGGTCACAAGTCACATTCTTCCGTATTTCCAGGGTGTGCGTGGAAGCCTGGGAGGCGGATACAAAGTAGGCATCTACGCCTCGCGTAACATTTGTAGCCGCATCATTAAAGCCGGCTACGCTGGAAGCGCGTTCGTCTCGGACATGTCTACAGGATTTTCTGGCAACCTTGGCTTCCCTATTCCTGACGATTGGAACTATGACCAGTTCACTGAAATCAGTGACTACAAGGGTGCTGGTTTTGACCTAGACAGGGTCGCCTATTCAGGACAAGCAGCGGCAGTTGATCATGTTGCTCCTTCGAGTGCCGGTGGCGCTGCGCCCGACACCAGCATTGATTACACCAAGCTGGCTCCGATTGATCTGATCTGGCATTTAGAGAAACGCTTCGAAGAACTTCGTGCCAGTGGCAAGGTTGGAAAAGACTACGTTGCGGGTTCTCATGGTGCGGGAACGCGGATTGCCGTTCCGACTTGGCGTTGCATCCTCAACTATTTAGCAAAAGCCTACCTGCGTGACGGTGGTAGTGGATCTGCGGTGAATTGGTCCGTGTCTGCCGAAAGTTTCAGGAGTGCTGACGCGAGCGTACTCGAGAAGGACGCTGTAGGCAAGAAGATCATCGCTGCCTTGAATCGCTATATTGATAACACGTGGCGGCAATCCATGACCGACAAGACCGGAGAATCGGTTGATCTGGCGCATCTGGCGGCAACAACACTTGGATACACCAACTGGAATGTTATCCCTGATGCGTGGACTGGCTGGGCCGGAGACCTAGCTACTGCCATGGAGAATATTCAGAAAACACTTGAGTGGAATCCCAGTGCGAACCTGGATCAGGTGGCCACAGCTCTAATCGGTCAAGGTAACGATTACCGTCAGCATCCTGGCTTGAAGGGGCTAGTACTTGACAAGAAAAACGACAAGGGAAAATGGGAATCGGTAGGAAACAACTGTAACCGTGACGATCTCTGCTGTGACGGAGATGCCATCGTTATCGCTAACACGCTAGAAAACGGCAACGACTCCAACGCTCATCTTCTGTCAGCAACATTGCGAGAGTACTACAACAATTCCAGCAAACTTGCCAACAGATTCAAGCAGATTGGCTGGAGCTTGGGGGCGAATAATTCCACTGAGGCATATCAGAAAATAAGTGAATATGCCGACTTGGATAGCGCCGTTTTAGGATGGTTCCTGGCTGGATACGTCAAGGAAGAGATTCGTTTGACAGCTTGCCGAAAGCTAGCTGAATTCATCTACCGATAATTGATTTGGTCTTTTCCTTGGTGTGGCGCTTGGGTAAAAACGCTAAACCCAAGCGCTACACCACCAGCAACAAGAGCGCCGATGGCGGGAACGGAAAACTGGCTCAGCAGTTGAGAAAAAGAATCACTATGAACTAACGAGCCGACACCATCGAGTGAAAAGAGAAAAGCTGAGAGTCCGATAAAGGCTCCTGCTGAAAGTTGCAACGCGCGGGCAGATTGAATACCGATGAAATGCTTATTAAAAAGCAGAAGAAGAATCGTGAAACACACATACATGAGTGGCATCAATAAGAAGACCACAAAAAATCTCTGATCCTGATCCTTGCACCGTAGAAAGATGGCGGCGAAAAGCCACGCGCCGACAAAATATGCCAGAGCGGATACAAGAAACACAGATATTTTTTTGATGACCAGTCCCTTCAACTTTTCGCTACACATTTTGATACGGCAACGGCATCAGGAGTTGTATGCCCCAATAAGTTCTCATTCTACAAGAAGGGTTTCCCTGCATTGCTAAGGATAGCGCTGATCGGGCGGATGTTGCGTGAATGCAGGCACGAGGCCTGGTGCGTTGAACCCGACAGTCACGAAAAGGCGCACGGGAGCGCCTATACCAGAGGCTCCCGAGTATCTGTCTGTGGTGTACAGCGTGGTAAGAAGCTACTGGGGGGGCGGCTTGGTTATGGGGTTGTTCTGGCGGCTTTCTGGTGAATGCACGGAGCTTTTTGATTGCCCATTCGTAGTGGCTTGATGTGGCTGACACGCAGTAGGAGCCGAGCGAGGTTGTGCCCGTCCACGGGAAATGCGCCTTGGTGAATAACTCCTCGTTGGTGAACTCGCCGATGAGAGCCACTACTGCGGTGTGGCTGTCAGCGAGGTTCTCGCGGATAGCCTCAAGCTCAGTGCCCTGATATTGAGTCCAAATCTCTTGGTTGAGCGTTGGCGTGGTTCGCCACGTGTGAGGAAACGGAAGAAACGGTCGAGGCTGACCCTGGCGGTTGGCGTCGACGAAGCCAAGCAACATGCGCTGCCACTCGTGCAGGTGGGCAAGGACGTCGCGCAGGTTTTTGTCCCGCGCCCAGTGGGCTTCTTTACCGATTTGAGTGATGCTGGGATCAAAATTCGTATGCTGATCGTCGGAACTCATGCCCTCAATGAGGCTGTCCAGTTTCGCATACTGCGCCTCGGCGGCATCCAATAGTTCAGTTTTCGTCTTCGGTCTCGGCACGCCACTAATTGTCTCACAGCAGGAAAGCAGATGAAAACCTATGGCGAAAGACGGAACGAACCGGGGTGGCCGCCGTGTGCGGGCAGGTGCGAAACCCGATCCGCTGAGTGAAAAACTCGCTAAGGGTCTGATTGCTACTCGCCTGGAAGATTCGCTAGCGACGCCTTTTGATTTTGAGGGCGCAGATGTTGGTGATGGCGCGGTGCTTGCTGGTGAGGTGATGCCGGAGCCGTCTGAGTATTTGTCGGAGGTTCAGCGTGATGGTAAACCCTTGGGTGCTGACCTTGTCTACAAAGAAACCTGGCAGTGGTTGGATGAGCGTGGTTGTACGAGGTTTGTTTCTAAGCGTCTGATTGAGGCCTACGCCCAGGCGTTTGCCCGGTATGTGCAGTGTGAGCAGGCGATCTCCAAGTTTGGTTTGCTCGGCAAGCACCCGACCACGGGGGCTGCTATCGCTTCCCCGTTTGTTGCGATGAGCCAGTCTTTTGGTAAGCAGGCGAATGTGTATTGGTATGAGATTTTTGAGATTGTGCGGGCGAACTGCACTAGTGACTATTCGGGTGCGGCTCCGGGTGATGAGGTTATGGAGCAGTTGTTGAAAGCACGCTCCTAGATGCGTCCTAGTGTTTTTGAGCTTATTTGGGGCGTTTTGTTGCGGTCAAGCCTGCCCCTAGCGCGATTCCAACTCCTGTGCCAATAGTTATCGCTAAGGCATTAGCGTCCATAATGAACCGAAAGATTATGGCGGTCATTATCCCGGCGATCATTCCATAGGCCACGGCTTTACCATTGCCGCCGGAAGGTTCTGACGGATTAGGTTTACTCGTTTCGTCTTGCACGTATTCCAGTATCACACACGATTCGGGTTTTCCTCGTTTTCTTCGCTCCCTGCTCCTGGCTGATGGTGGGGAGTTTTTGTTTCTTTTGATTTTTCTACTGAAAGGGCATTCCTATGACTATGGTTCTAAGCGCTGAAGCAGTGTGTATCGGTCACCCTGATAAATTGTGCGATTTAATTGCTGATCAGATTCTCGACGAAATTCTCTACGCTGATCGCAACGCCCGCGTCGCGGTAGAGGTCATGGCTACTGGGCGACGCATTATTGTCACTGGTGAAATCAGCACTAATGCTCGTGTGGACTTGCGTGATTGCGTACGCACAGCACTTACTGCAGCTGGCTATAAGCCGTGGAGATTTTTGGTGTACGTGTGGGTGAGGCGTCAATCTAGCGATATTAACGGCGGGGTGAGCACATCTTTAGAGGCGCGCCATGGTGATGAGTCTGCTTATTGTCTTCAGGGGGCTGGTGATCAAGGCACGGTCTACGGTTATGCCTGCACTGATACACCCCAGCGTTTACCGTTGCCTCTTGTTTTAGCCCACGAGATTTGTAAGCGGCTAGATGATGCGCGCAAGCAAGGAACCATCACTGGGATCTTCTCGGATGGTAAAGCACAAGTTTCGGTGCGCTACGACAACGCAGGAAAACCGCAAGCCGTAGAGACGGTGGTGGTTTCCGTTCAGCACGATAAATCCAAGGATTTCGAGGTGTTGCGCCGGGAAATAACTTCGCTGATTATCGGTCCAGCTTGCTCTTCGTATCTTCCTGTCGATGAGAACACGACTATTTTGGTGAATCCTTCTGGGCGGTTCGTGGAGGGCGGCCCTAAAGCTGACACTGGACTCACTGGTCGAAAACTTATGGTTGATACCTATGGTGGGCTGGCCGGACATGGTGGTGGAGCGTTTTCCGGTAAGGATCCGTCGAAGGTTGACCGGTCGGGTGCTTATATGGCGCGTTTGATCGCTAAAACCGTGGTGGATGCGGATCTTGCATCCCGGTGCCAGGTGGCGATTAGTTATGCGATTGGTAAAGCCGACCCGGTTGCTTTCAGTGTTGACACGCTTGGCACCGGCCAATACACCGACGAAATCATCACGGCTGCAGCTAGAGATGTGTTCAATCTTCGGCCAGCAGCAATCATTGACCAGTTTGGGCTGCGAGCACCCGGCTATGTGCGGTATTCGACGTATGGGCATTTCGGGGATTGCACACGCAAGTGGGAAGACACCTGGACTACTAGCCGTGAGCTTGTCAAGGCGGTGAAAAATCATGCGCATCAAGCAAATAGCGCTAACTGATCTCACCCCTGCTGACTACAACCCCCGCAAAGACCTGCAACCTGGGGACACGGACTACGATAAACTCAAACGCTCGCTAAGTGAGTTTGGGTATGTGGAGCCAGTCATCTGGAACAAAACTACCGGAAATGTTGTGGGTGGGCATCAGCGTCTGAAAGTACTGGCTGATCTGGGATACGAAACGGTGGATTGCGTGGTTGTCGAATTTGACGAAACCCGCGAAAAAGCCTTAAATGTTGCTCTCAACAAGATCAGTGGCGATTGGGATGAATCCAAACTCGCCCTACTCATAGCCGACCTGGATGCTTCCGATTTCGACGTTGAACTCACCGGTTTCGATGAATCCGAAATACAACAGTTGATAGGTTCTCTTGACGCAGACAGTATCGAGGACGATAACTTCGACCTGAACGCCGCCCTAGAAGCGGCAGCCTTTGTCGAAAAAGGTGATATCTGGAGGGTTGGTAGGCATCGCCTAATGTGCGCGGATGCCACGAACCCGGGCGATGTCGAAACCTTGATGGATGGCAAACAGGCTAATCTGGTGGTCACAGACCCGCCTTACAACGTGGACTTCAAATCGAACAGCGGCCTGAAAATAGCAGGCGACAAACAAGACGCCAACACCTTCTACCAGTTCCTGCTGGCTGCATTCACCAACATGGCGGCATCCCTAGCTAAGGGAGGGTCAGCCTATGTTTTCCACGCCGACACCGAAGGCCTCAACTTCCGTAAAGCGTTTCTTGATGCTGGCTTCTACCTGTCGGGCTGTTGTATTTGGGTCAAAGACTCCCTCGTACTTGGCCGTTCCCCATATCAGTGGCAGCACGAACCAGTGCTGTATGGGTGGAAGAAAGACGGCTCTCACGCTTGGTATGCGAATCGCAAACAAACCACAGTGTGGAATTTCGCCAAGCCCCGCAAAAACAGCGACCATCCGACTTCGAAGCCGTTGGATTTGCTGGCTTATCCGATTCGTAACTCCACCCAAACCAACGCGATAGTGCTAGATACGTTTGCTGGCTCTGGTTCCACGCTAATGGCTGCAGAAGCCACAGACCGCACTTGCTATTGCATGGAGCTGGATGAGAAATACGCTTCCGTGATTCTGCGCCGCTATGCCGAAGCAACCGGAGACGCAGCTGGGATTACCTGTACCCGTGGCGGCAAAGAATACGCCTACCTCGATTTGGTCAAAGAAGTCGAGCGCCCCAAGCAGAAAGGCTAACCCTTGACAAAAACTTTAAGGCTTGGCTCGCTTTTTGATGGCTCAGGTGGTTTCCCACTAGCGGCAACAAAGGTTGGTATCGAACCTGTGTGGGCAAGTGAGATTGAGCCCTTCCCGATCCTGGTCACCACCACGCGCCTTCCGCAAATGCAACACCTAGGCAACATCTGCAACATTGACGGGACACAGCTAGAGCCAGTGGATATGGTCACGTTTGGCTCTCCTTGCCAAGACCTATCGGTAGCAGGTAAAAGGGCAGGCTTAGCTGGCGAACGCTCGGGTCTATTCCACCAAGCCGTCAGAGTCATCAGAGAAATGAGAAAGGCAAGTCATGGTCTATATCCAAGATTCGCTGTTTGGGAAAACGTGCCCGGAGCCTTCTCAAGCAATAAAGGAGCAGACTTCCACAGCGTCCTGCAAAACCTCATCTCGGTTGTCGACGAAACGGCAGCGGCTGACCTACCTCGAGTACAAAAGTGGCAAAAAGCCGGAGCGATCGTGGCAGACCAATGGAGTATTGCGTGGCGAGTATTGGACGCGCAATTTTTCGGCCTGCCCCAACGACGCAAAAGAATCTACCTTATCGCAGATTTTGCAAGCGAGCGTGCCGGACAAATACTCTTTGAGCCCTCGCGCAGCTCAAGGAATCTTGCGCAGAGCTGCAGTGAAAAGCAAAACCCTCCCACCAATCCTCGAGCAGGCACTCACGAGGCAAGCAAATCTTTAGATGTGTTCGCCTTGCGGATGCGGGCAGGTAAACCAGGTGGTGGTAAAGGCCCACTCGTGCAAACAAATCTGTCAGGCACGCTCGGATGCAGTAACGACCAGAGTATTATTGAGCCGCTACTATTTGACCATCATCCTCATGATGCCAGAGTGGGCGGACCATGCCAGATAGCACCAACCGTGACCGCTCGTTACGGCACTGGCGGAGGCAATACTCCCATCATCGCTACCGCCTACGGTTTCAATGCGTTACATGAGGGACGCGGCGCGGCAGTGGGCAGGTACGGTTATCCCACCGAGGTATCAAAGACGCTCGATACGTCTGGGATAACTCCGACCTGTAACCAAGGCGGTATCGCGATAGTCGAAACCGACGTCATCTCAGCGTCGAAGGCAGACTTCTTCTGCCGAGGCAACGTCAATATTGCTGGAGCATTGTTGGCTTCGGATTCGACTGAGCCGCCCCTGGTCACTGACCCTTGCGTGCCTGACTATCGCGTGAGGCGCTTAACCCCAACCGAGTGCGCCCGCCTACAAGGATTCCCTGATACTTGGACAGACGGACTCGCCATCGAGAACCCGAGCGAAGACGTGCTGGATTATTGGTGGCAAGTCTGGGCCAACTGGGGCAAGGGGCAAGGATTGAAAAAACCTAAAACCCGCAACCAAGTACGCAAATGGCTGGCTAATCCAGTGACCGACCGGGCGTTATACAAGCTGTGGGGAAACGGGATAGCTTTGCCGTGCGCCAAACTCGTGCTTTCCCAGATAGTCGCCGAGACCACTAAAACTCCTGGATTTTAAGGCGAAAATGACTGGATAAGCCCGCGAACCTATGGCTGTATGTACATGACCAAACAACCAGCAAGAAAGAGAGGGTTTGGTGATGATAGGACAGCTATACGCCGATCTAGAAGAAATCGAAAACCTCGGAGTCGACCTCACTGATATTGGTGCGGTGTGGGATGCAGCCGAAGACCACGGCTACGAGCACGTAGAAATGATTGTCTCCAACTTCCCAAACGACTTCATGCGCCTCATCCGCACATGGATGGACGTTCAAAGCATCGAGTTTGATGGTGAGGAGGATGAGCAATGGTGAGCACCAAAAAGGCTGAAAACTACGGGCTCGTAGTCACCCTACCCGCCACGCTTGATGAGGCTGAGCTGGCAAGGCTGCATGAACTTATTGCAGCCAAGAAAGACTTGATCGCTAAAGCGCTCGGCGCGAGCAAGCTCGACATCACCACCAGTAGTGAGGGGCTGAGTTTTCCTTGGTGGGATGAGCTGCCCGAGTTCGAGAAGATCACAGCCTACACCGAGTTCTTAACGAAACTGGTCGCGTACGCCAAACAGATCCACCGCACCGTAACCCGCAGTACAAGCCAGGCAAGTAATGAGAAGTATGAACTGCGTTCTCTGCTTTACCGCATAGGACTTAGCGGTAAAAAGTATGCTGAGGTTCGCAAAATCCTGCTTAAGCCACTCTCGGGTAATTCGGCATGGAAAAACCCGCCCGACAAAGCATCTGGACAAGAGATGCGAATCTCTATTTTTCCTTGAAAATAAGCCCTTTTATGACTGGATATAAGCGGGAGTCTATGGCTGTATATACATACCAAAACGGTATGCGAAGAAAGGAAATACAGCGATGGAAACGACAACGATGGAACGCCTGCAAATGGCCACCGATAGCTACGGTGCGGTGGTGCGCTACGGCAACCTGGTGATCGCCACCAGCTACAGTTGGCACAAGGGCGGGGTTTATGGCAACGACGCCCGCATCTACCGCCTGACCGAAACCCCCTCCGAGAACCCCTGGCAGGGTAAGTCCTTCATCGAATGCGGCCTCGAACTGATCAAGCAAGCCAACCAGATTTTCCCTGACGACGGTCACGCGCTCTCCTGGGCGCTCACCGCCGCCATGACCGCCGAATAAACAAGCCTGACTCGGGAGAACCCCTGCCACGCGCGGGGTTTTCCTTCTCACTGACGCCTTTTCGTTAGAGATGTTTATCGCTATTTTCCTTGCAAATAAGCCCAAAAACGACTGGATATAGTCGCACACCTATGGCTGTATATACATACCGAAACAACCACGGTAAGCGAAAGGACAAGGACGATGAACACGAAATTCGACAAAGACCTGAAACTGATCGAAACCGACCCAGGCGAAGGCACCATGATTCTACGCGAACGCAAAGCCGAACTCGAGCGCATCGAACGCGAAGGACGATCCTGCAAAAACCGGTTCCGCCTCGAATGCCTCGCCCAAGAATACAACCGACTCAAACGCGAATACGATGCCCTCGACGCCATGGCCTAAAACCCGATTCTCCGATAAAGCCCAACCCACGCTGGTTGAGCTTTTCCTTTCTTTGTGATTGGAGGTGCCTTGATGGCAATGCGCCGCCTTGAACGCTACGAGCCAACCCGCTTTGCTCTGCCGACCTCGCATTACGATAAGCGGGCTGCGGACTATGCGGTCGCGTTCATTCAAGCGCTCACGCATACGAAAGGACGGTGGTCAGGAAAACCTTTTAAGTTGATTGATTGGCAAGAACAAATCATTCGCGACCTTTTCGGCACCCTCAAAGCCGATGGATACCGCCAGTTCACGACTGCTTATGTGGAGATTCCGAAGAAGCAAGGCAAGAGTGAGCTGGCTGCTGCCGTCGCATTGTTGCTCACGTGCGCCGATGGCGAGGAACGCGCTGAAGTTTATGGGTGTGCTGCCGATCGGCAACAAGCATCCATCGTGTTCGAAGTGGCAGCCGACATGGTGAGAATGTGTCCCCCACTAGCCAAGCGGGTAAAGATCCTTAGAAGCCAAAAACGTATCATCTACTCCCCCACCAATTCCTTCTACCAGGTACTATCCGCCGAGGCGTATTCCAAACATGGATTCAATATTTCCGGAGTGGTATTCGATGAGCTACACACCCAACCCAACCGGGCGCTCTTCGACGTGATGACCAAAGGCAGTGGGGATGCTCGCACCCAGCCACTGTACTTCTTGATCACAACCGCCGGCACCGACACCCACAGCATCTGCTACGAGCAACACCAAAAAGCCCAAGACATTCTGGATGGCAAAAAGATCGACCCCACTTTCTATCCAGTCATATATGGGGCGGGGCAAGATGATGATTGGACCGATGAAGCCGTGTGGCATAAAGCCAAC